AAGCGCATCGGATGTCGATGGATGTGGCACTTTCGCTGGCGCCGGAGGAGATCGACGGCTTCGATGACCTGTTCAATCGCTACGTGACCTTGGCGCACAAATGGGGCGACAAAGCCTGGGGGATCGTGGAGATTGATCAGGGTGGCAGAGAAAACAAGATCAGGACGCGCGCGCGCCTAGAGGCGCTGGGGATCAGACCAATCCCGGTTTTTCATTGTTTGAACGATGGCTGGGATTATTTTCAATATCTTGCTGATCGTTATGACAGGATCGCGGTCGGCAATGTCGTCCAGGCTGATCAGGCGACCAGGAAGCGTATCATCGCAACCATGTGGGAGCGCCGCCGATCATATCCGGACCTTTGGATTCATGCCCTCGGCCTTACTCCATCATCGCTTACTGTCAGCTATCCGATGAACAGTTGCGATAGCTCAACCTGGGTGGGGCCTACGCGATGGGGTAAAACCTATGCCTGGGGTGCTTCACAGAGACTTTGGGATGTTGGTGATGGGTTCTCATACGATTTGAAGGCTGATCCTGTCGGTCCTCGCGGTCATCATAAGGCCTGGGCCTTGGCGGCGATGGAAGGAGAGATGATGGGCCGATGTATGCGTCGGATGGTGACCGATCAACGGAGGGAGTTGGGGAGCGACCCTACTGGCGGATCGATCATTGGTTGGTCTGACCCACAGCCAGCTAAGCGAGCGGATTAAATCTATTGCTCTTTCGGCCGTTCTCCGACTTGGCTAGATACTGCAAGTTGTAATGGACATGCAGACCGGAGACGAATTTTCCGTTCAGCGGCACGACATGATCAACCTGCATACCCTTCGGGCACGCGCGATAAATGGCGGCGATAGCCTTTCGATCGGCCCATGACGGCATCTGCTGTATCAGGCAGGCTCGTCTAGCGGCGGCTGCTATGCGGCCGAACTCTGGGGTCTTCTCTCGGTATTTCTTGCTCGCCTTCTTGTTCCATGCTCGGGCTTTAAGTGGATGTGTCTTCTTCCATGCGTCGCCATTGGCGTTGCAACGCTTCTTGTTTCGGCTCTGCCAGTTGGAAATAAAGGCTTTGACTTTGTCTGGATTGCGCACGGCATAGGCATCGCTGGCAAGGCGGGAGCATTCTATGCATGTTCCGGATGATGTGAACCGATCCGCAGTGTGTCCTCGTCGGCACGGTCGGCCGGTTGAATAGGTGATTTTCCCAGTGGCTTTTGCTTCGGCTCTGATGGCTCGAATAGCGGATGCAGGGCTGTTGGCACGCTTCGCCTTTTCTCTTGCGAGATAGCAGGCATAGCATCCGCCGCTGCTGGTGTGACGTTCTGAGAAATGCCCGTGGCAACAAGGCTCGCCGGTGAAAAACCTCTTCAACCCTTTGGTCTTCGCCTCGGCTCTGCTGATAATGGGGTGATCAGTCATGGTCGAAGGGTCAGAAGTTGTAAGCAGTAAGGCAACGATCTTCGTCAAGTTCACGCAAGAGGGGATTCACTGCTGGAAGGATGCTCCTGACGGGCCTCGGGCCTACCTGCGAAACCCGCATCGCCATCTGTTCGTGATTGAAGCCCGGACCGAGGTGGAGCACGACGATCGCCAGCTAGAATTCTTCGACGTGAGGGATCAGATCGAGGGTCTTTTCGGCCTGATCGCCGGACCTGCCCGCGACCTGGGCTCTCAGTCCTGCGAAATGCTGGCGCGGCGGATCGGGATGCATCTGGTCGAGTGGTCCGGGGGAAAACACACCTGGGCCGTGACGGTCTCGGAAGATGGGGAAGCTGGCGCGTCGGTGACTTCCTGGGCCGCGCCAAGGGGGTGACGCCGTGAACCTGATCCTGCTGCTGGTGATCCTTCTGATCCTGTTCGGAGGAGGAGGCTACTACTACGGCGGTCCGCGCCTGGGCGGCGGGCTCGGACTGGTGCTGCTGGTGATCCTGATCGTGGTGCTGCTGCGCGGCGGGATCTGACGCCAGAGGCTACCTGTCGATCCCCGGATAAATGTGGCGGAAAACCTGATCCTGCAGGACGGGATCATGGCAGGCCTGATCGTAGGCGCGGCCGAGAACCCAGGCGCATCGGCCCCAGGCGTGGTAAGCGGCCGTCGCGGCATTGGCCTGTTGCAGGCTGGCCTGATCGGCGTCGAACTGCTCGCGGCTGACGTGGACACAGGTGTTGGTGGCGTAATCCCAGTCGTGCAGCTGGTCGATCGCCTTGCACCGGCTGGGCGCGTAGGGGTTACTCGGCAGGAAGCTGTCGATAACCGGGGCAATAGCGGTGCAGCCGGAGAGGGCGAGCGCCGCTGCCAGGATGGCGATCACTTTGGGGCTGGTCATCACACGTTGCTCCCGAGGATGGCGAGCGCGCCTAGGACGACGGCGAGAACGGCCAAGCCCTTGAACAGCATCCAGGCGCCCCGAAGGGCGGCCGGAAGCATGGCGAGAAAAACGAAAAGCCAGAGGATGATCATGACGCCCTCCGACCGGGGCCGCGCATCGATTGCGCGATGATGGTCGAGACGGTGAGGGTGGGGAGTTTCAGCCTCTCGCGGTTCAGATGCCTTGCGACCTCTGTCATGTCCCTCTCGCTGCCGCAGGCGAAATGCGTGGACAGGGGATAGTGGCCGCACGCGCCGTCAACGACGATCGAGAGGATCCAGTTCTGACCCTGGCAGCTTGGGGTATAGGCGAACAGCTGCTTGCCGCGACCTTCCATTTCGAGAACCTTTGCCTCGTAGACGGCGCAGACCTCGTCGGCCGGGATTTTGATGGTGGTGTTCATGGTTGCGTGCCTTTCGGGGCGTGGGGTTAAGCGGCGGCTTTGATGGAGTGTGGTTAAGGGAGCCAATTCCAGGTTCGGCGATTTCTGATGTGCCTGATCGTTGTCGGGGTGACGCCGTAAGCGCGCGCTAGACGGTCGCAGCCCTGAGGATCTGAGCGGATCGCTAGAACGTCGGCTTCGGTCAGTTTAGAGTTGTGGTGTGCGGCGCCACGCGGACGTTCGCCCCAACGGTGGCGTCCTCGCTCTCGCATGTCACGCATATTGTCGGCGTGCGTGCCTAGCAGGAGGTGCTCGATCGCGATGCACGGAGGATTATCGCACGAATGGCGAACCTCCATACCGGCAGGGATAGGACCGTGAACTGCCTCATACATCGCGACATGGGCGCCTAGTCTCTTGCCGTTGACGCTTGTCTGCCCGTGACCGCTTCCACCGCTGGCGCCTAGCCATTCTCGGCAGCCGTTGGCGCAGGGGGCGCTACGGGCGAGGAGGCTTTCGCACAGTGAGATGTTGAACATCGGGAAAATCCTCGTTACGGCCGGGGCGGGTGCCCTCGGGCAAGACAGAACATCCATCCGATCGGTATCATCTGGCAACAGAAAACCCGCCGATCGAGCGTGACCGGCGGGGGTTCGGAGGTTCTATTCGTGGTGCCGGGTTATGCGGCCTGAGCCTCCGTCACTGCCGGGGCGGGCACCAAGAAGTATCGGACTTCGCCCTCAACCTTGGCCTTCGAGAAGCCGTATCCGTAGCGATCGGCAAGGCCGGTTCCCTGGGGATTCTGGAACGACCAAGCCCAAGGGCATCCATTCCAGCCTGTCGCTGCGACCAACTCTTTCGTGGAAACGCCCTCGGGGCGCATGGCGAGATTGACGACGATAAGGCGCTTGCCTTCCGGAGCGGTCTTCGCGGCGCGCGGCTCGGCGTTCGGGTCGCGGGGCTTGCCGGCGGGCTTCGAGGCGGCCTTGACCGCTGCGAGGTGCGTGGCATCGATGGTGAATTCGCCGCTCGTGCTGACGATCCGGATCGGATTGCCGAGCTTCTTGCAGAACTCCTTGGCCCACGTGTAGGCGGTGGAGGCATCTGGCAGGCCGTCGATGACAAGATAGGCGTCCTTGCAGAGTGCGCCGCCGGTCGGATCGGCGGGCATCGCCGGGCGCTCGGCCTGGACCTTGGCGGGCTTGGGCACGGGCGCTGCCTTCATGGCCTTGGGCGGCTTGACGGCGGCGGTCTTGGTTGCGGCCTTGGCGTTCTTCGCCGCCGCGGCCTTCTGCTTCTTCGACATGACAGGGGGCTCCTGAGCGAATTCTGGTTCGGGGTCGGTCAGATCGGGCTGGCCCGCCTGATCGGCAACGGGCTCGTCGGTGACGGACGGCATGACAAGCCGCGCCGTTGCGAAATCCGCCTCGGTCGCCTCTGGGATGTCGGAGGTGTCGATCGCTTCGTCGGTGACAGGAGGCACAATCCTGCCTTGGTCATAATATCCAATGCCTCTGTTTGTGCGGACGTGAATATCCCCCATGACAGGCGGGCCGTCTGGGATAAGGCAGAAGACTGCGCGCTTTTGATCGAACGCGACCTTCATGCCGGGCTGCGGGTGACGCTTGAGCCACATGCGTGCGGCGTCGGGGCTGTCCCAGGTGCGGTCAGCGGGAGCGACCTCGGCCTTGGGGTTCGGCTGGACTGTGCTGGTCATGGTGAATGCCTTTCGGTGGGTTGATGGTGTCTGAACAAGCCCGTCTTCCGGTCTTTCGGCTCGTCTCGTCAACATAATTATCGGAGGGAAAATGCCGTTTGATGCCGGGCTTTTCCTGCGCGGAAACGAGAGCTTCGACGGCGCGCTGAACGCCGAGCAGATGGAGAACATGGAAGGCACCGTCGCCGGATGCGTGGCCGACCTGCTGCATGCCCTGCGGATCGAGCCGGACCACAATACCGCCGAGACGCCCGCCAGGGTCGCACGGATGCTGGTGCGCGAGGTGTTCGCCGGCCGCTATGCCGCAGCCCCGGTGCTGACCGATTTCCCGAATATCGCCGAGGTGGATCAGGTCGATGTGGTCGGGCCGATCGCGGTGCGCTCATGCTGCGCCCATCATCTTGTGCCGATCATCGGACAGGTGTGGATCGGGCAAATCCCGACCGAGCGGCTGATCGGGCTTTCCAAGCTGCACCGGCTGACCGGGTGGATCATGCAGCGTCCGCAGATTCAGGAGGAGGCGGCCGAACAGCTGGCCGACGTGATCGAGGAGGCGGTGCGGCCGCGGGGTCTGGCCGTGGTGATCCGCGCGCGGCATTTCTGCTGCGCATGGCGTGGCGTGCGGGATGAGCCATCCCTGATGACGACCTCGGTGGTGCGCGGGCTTTTTAAGCAAGATGCGATGGCTCGGGCGGAATTCATGAGCCTGATCGCTGGGATGGGGTTCTCGTGATGGCATTCCGAATTACCCGCCGTCACGAAATATGCGCTGGTCACCGGGTGTTCGGGCACGAAGGCCGTTGCGCCAATTTGCACGGTCATGCCTACGTGTTCGACTTGACATGCGAGGCGTCCGAGCTGGACAACCTAGGCCGGGTGATCGACTTCGGCGTGATCAAGGAGAGGCTTTGCGCGTGGCTCGAAGGCGCCTGGGATCATCGGATGCTGCTCTGGTGCGAGGATCCAATTCTGCCGACGCTGCTGGACCTCGACCCGACCGTGATGGCGCTTCCAACAAATCCGACGGCCGAAAACCTCGCCCGATACCTCGTCGATGTCGTTGGGCCTGAGCGATTGGTCGGGACCGGGGTTCTCCTCGTCGCGGTGACGGTGCACGAGACCAGCAAATGCAGCGCGACCTATACGGCGCCGGGATGACTAAGATCGCCCCGCAACTCACGCCAGATGGCCTCCTTGTGACGCTGTCGGACGGTTCGACGCATATGATTCCGTTTAACGACATAGTACCGCGCGCTCTGCGCGAGGCCAAACGCAGAGCGGATCGCGATGCCGCCATCGCCGCCGAGCGCGTCAGCCCAAAGGACGACTTGTCGTGAGAATTATCGCTCACAAGCCGGGCAAGGCGGTGCTGATCGATGGCGGTCTCGATACGGACAACTGCGAGCCGCTGGCCGCGACCGTGGTCGCGAAACTGCCGTTCGCCTGTGAAGGCTGCGGGCTGCCCGAATATATGTGCCGGACCGAGGCTGGGATGCAATTCCGGTTCTGCCATTCGGTGCTGCGGCTGCCGAACTGAGGGGCGATGGCGATGCAGAGCGATCCGCTGCCGGTCAATGAGCTATTCGAAACTGTGCAGGGAGAGGGGTTCCACACTGGAACGCCTGCCGTGTTCATTCGCCTGCAAGGTTGCCCGGTCGGCTGTCCGTGGTGCGATACCAAATATACTTGGGCGGACCCGGAGATCGCTCGCGAGATTTCGGCGGGCGACGTGGTGACGAAGAACCTGGGCGAGGAATCATTCGGCTGGATGAGCGTGTCATCGATGGTCGAACTGGTGAGCCAATATCGTTCAAAGCATGTGGTGATCACGGGCGGCGAGCCGTGCCTCTATGACCTGCTGCCATTGACGACCGAACTGATCGCGGCCGGCAAGCGGGTGCAGATCGAGACCTCGGGGACGTTCGCCGTGCAATGCGACCCGGGGACATGGGTGACGGTCTCGCCGAAAATCGGAATGCCTGGCGGCCTGGAATTGCGGGATGCAGCGCTCGCGCGCGCCGACGAATTGAAAATGCCGGTCGGCAAGCCTGACGACGTGGTGATGCTTTTCGAACTGCTGGACCGCTGCGGCAAGCTTCTGACGGTGCGGGGGGGTATGGAGCGTGTCTACCTGCAACCGCTCTCGCTGTCGCGCAAGGCAACCGATCTCTGCGTGCAATCGGCGATCGCCAACGGGTTTAAGCTGAGCCTGCAAACCCATGCGATGACGGGGATCCGATAAATGCCAAGAGAACGTCGCAAGCGCGGACCCGCCCGCATCTATCCGTGGCACAAGGCCGTGCTGCGCCTTGTCCTCGCCAATCCTGGGATCACGGCGCCGGAAATCGGCGAGCGGCTTTATGCAAAATTGCCGTCCGCTGTGAAGCCGCAGGTCGCGTGGCACGAGTTGTGCGAACTGCGCCGTCTGGGTCTTGTGGTGTGCAAACAAGGTTCGCCGCTGCGATGGTCGCCGTCGTTGCTGGCGGCCATGACTGGCATTTGGTGACGGCGGTTGTTGGCGCCGCGTATGGAACAGGGGGAAAAACCTAAAAACCTTGGGGGGCGACCTGAGTTCGTGCCGACCGATGAACAGAGGGCTTTGGTCGAAAGATTAACCGGGTTGCTGGTGCCTCAAAAGGAAATCGCACGGGATTGGTTTCCGCCGAATGGCATCTCGCCGATGACCCTGAAAAAGCATTTCAAGCGGGAACTGGCCTACGGTCGGGAAAAGACCGCCTCCTCGCTCAAGGCAAGAATCCTACGTGCGGCCGAGAACGGCTCGCTGCGGGCCATGACCTATCTGACCGATCGGCTCTGTCCTGAGTTCGCGCCGAAATTCCGGCTGACGGGGGCCGATGACGATACGCCGCTGGCGATCGGTGGCAGTCAGACAACGATTGTGATCCGTGGCGGGTTGCCGCCAGCGGAGGAGGCGCCGGCGGTCGAGCGCGAGGGTCCGCGGCCGAACGGGGCGCACAAAGGCAATGGAGCAGATCCTCCGGTTTAACCCGGCGCAGCGCACCAATCGGAGATTGCGGGCCGCGGCAGCGGTCGATGTCGAGATCGAGCTACCGACCCTGCATGCCGATCAGGTGCGGGCCTTCCGGGCGCCTGGACGGTTCAAGGCCCTGCGTGCTGGGAGACGCTGGGGCAAGACGGCGTTCGGTGAGGTGATCGCCTGCGACGCCGCAATCAGGGGTGAGTTCTGCGGCTGGTTTGCACCCGATTATAAGCTGCAGGCCGAAGCCTATGCCGATATCGTGGAACTGCTGAATCCGGTAATTTGGAGCTCGTCCAAGGTGGACGGCGTTATTCGGACAACAACGCGGGGACGAATAGACTTCTGGACGCTGGACAACCCGAACGCCGGACGAAGCCGGCGCTATCACAAGGTCATCCTCGATGAGGTGGCCTTTACCAAGCCGACCATGCTGGACACATGGCGCAAGTCGATCCGGCCGACCCTGCTGGACTATCGCGGTTCTGCGCTGGCGATGAGCAATACGAACGGGATCGACCCGACGAACTTTCTCTATCAGATTTGCAACGACCCTGCGCTGGGGTTCACCGAGTATCATGCGCCGACGCGTGGCAACCCGTTCATGCCGGCAGCAGAGATCGATGAACTCGAACGTGTGACGCATCCGCTGGTGTTCGATCAAGAGTATCGGGCGAATTTCGTCGACTGGTCGGGTTCCGCCTTCTTTTCTCAGTTGTCGCTGCTGGTCGAAGGGCGGCCGGTCGATTTCCCGCATGTATGCGATGCGGTGTTCGCCACGATCGACACCGCGGTCAAGGATGGGGCCAAGCACGACGGGACGGCGGTGACCTACTGGGCGGCCTCGCGCTTTGCCGGGGTGCCGCTGACGGTGCTGGATTACGACATCACCCAGATCGAGGGCTCGCTGCTCGAAGCGTGGTTGCCGTCGGTGTTCGTCCGCCTCGAGGAGTTGGCGAAGCAATGCCGGGCCCGGCGCGGGAGCCTGGGGGCGTTCATCGAGGACAAGAACTCTGGGACGATCCTGCTGCAACAGGCCCGCCGGCGGAATTGGCCTGCGACGGCGATCGAGTCAAAGCTGACGGACCTTGGGAAAGACGCGCGCGCGATCAGCGTCTCGGGCTACGTGCATCGTGGAATGGTGAAGCTGTCGGCAGAGGCCTACAACCGGGTGATTACCTACAAGGGAACGACGCGCAATCATCTGCTGGGTCAGGTGGTCGGCTACCGGGTGGGGATCGATGGAAAGGAAGATGACCTTCTGGATGCTTGGTGCTATGGCATAACGATCGCCCTTGGAGACGCGAAGGGGTTCTGACGAATGCAAGAAATTGCGATCGTCTACGGAATAGTGGCATGGCTGGCCTGCTGGCTTGTGGATCTGATCATCACCGTGGCGCGCGGCCCGATGCTGGCCGATCCAATCCTCAAGCTGGTGATCGTGGCGGTGTGTCTGATTATCGTTCTGATGCGGCTGTTCCGTCACGGGTGGCTACTGGCGTGATTTGACGGCGCTGCGGGGGTTCTAAATGTCAGGCACGACGCAATCCCCGACTGGCGCGCCTTTGACCATGGGAGGGTCAAGCCTCGGAAGCGCCCTGCTCGGGCTGTTGATGGCCGACGATATCGTGCCGGGGTCCGTCCCGTCCTACTCGTTGTGCAAAGACATCATGCTGTACCATCCGTTGGGAGATAAGATGGCGACGGCGCCGCTCAATCTGGCGCAGTCCCAAAGTCGGGAGATCGAGATAGCCGGCGCTCCGGGCCGGGTGAAAGAGGCATTCGAACGGGAGTGGATCGCAGTCAACGCCGACCGGACGATCTTCAACGTCTGCAAGCTCGCCAGGGTTTACGGGATCGCCTCGGTGGTCCTGGGCGCCGTCGGCAAGAAATCAGATGAGCCGATACCGTCCGAGAAATACGCGACCGAGGAACTGTTCTTCAACGTGCTGGACCCGCTGAACACGGCCGGCTCGCTGATCATGAGCCAGGACCCGAACAGCCCTGAGTTCCAGAAATCCCAGGTGGTGACGACAAACGGGGAGACCTATCACCGCTCTCGGGTGTGCGTGGTGATGAATGAGGAGCCGGTCTACATCGCCTATACGTCCTCGGCGTTCGGGTTCGTGGGCCGCTCGGTCTATCAGCGGGCGCTCTACCCGATGAAATCGTTCGTGCAGTCGATGGTGACCGACGACATGGTGACCCGCAAGGCGGGCGTGCTGGTCGCCAAGATGCAGGCGCCAGGATCGATCATCGACCGTATGATGGTCTCGCTGATGGGGACCAAGCGGAAGATGCTGCAGGAGGCGCGGACAGACAACGTGCTGGGGATCGGGGTCGATGAGAGCATCGAGACCCTGAACATGCAGAATGTCCACAACGCCGGGACGTTCGCGCGGACGAACATCCTCAAGAACATCGCCACAGCCGCCGACATGCCGGCGAAGCTGCTGGAAAACGAGACGATGGTGCTTGGCTTCGGGGAGGGGGAGGAGGACGCCAAGAATATCGCCCGCTACGTGGAACGGGAGCGGGTGAAAATGCGCCCGGTCTATGACTTCTTCGACCACATCGTTCAGCATCGGGCCTGGAACGCCGAGTTCTACAAGGAGATGCAGAAGGAGTTTCCGGAGCAGTACGGCAAGGTGAAGTACGCCGCGGCGCTGTCGAAATGGCAGAACGCATTCCAGGCGACATGGCCGAGCCTGCTGATCGAGCCGGAAAGCGAGCGGGTGAAAACCGACGATACGAAGCTGCGGGCGATCGTGGCGGTGGTCGAAGCGTTCGCCCCGCAGATGGACCCAGAGAACAAGGCGCGCGTCTTCGAATGGGCCTCGGACAACATCGCCGATACCAAGCTGCTGTTCGGGGTGCCTTTGACGCTGGATCTGGACGCGCTCAAGAGCTTCGTGCCGCCGGTGCCGGGTGGTGCTGGCGGGGATAGTGGTGAGGGTGCGCCGCAGGAGCCGGAGAACCTGCTGCCGTTCAGGCTTGGGGCGAAATAGGCCGCCGTGGCGACATTTTTCGAGGTTGTGACGGCGGCGGTGAACGACCTGATCGAATTCGGGTTCGATTCGGATGAGCGGCTTGCCTACTGGGTCTCGACCATCCGCCAGTCGGCGCTCGAACAGATGGTGCCGGAGGCCGAGCTCGACCGGCAGTTGCGGCGGGTGCTGCAAGGGACATACGAGCGGCTGGTCGATCAAGGCTCGATCCTGCAACGCCATGCTGGCGTCGATCGCTACACGCTCCAAAGGATCGCGCCGCGTCTTCGTGCCGAGTTGGACCGGCGGATCATGGCCTCGGCGAACCTGATCCGTTTGAATAGAGAACAAACGATCGCCGACACCCTGCGGCGCTTTCAGGGGTGGGCGACCTCGATCCCTGTGGGCGGGACGAAGGCCGCGAACCGTGCCGAGATCAAGGCGAACGTGCGGGGCGAACTTTCTTCCCTTTCGTTTCGAGAGCGGCGTGTGCTCGTTGATCAAGGGCACAAGCTGAATTCCGCTCTGTCAGAGATTGTGGCGGTGGACGCCGGGGCGTTGGCTGGCGAGTGGCATTCGCACTGGCGACAGGCCAATTATGACTACCGGCTGGATCACAAGGATCGTGACGGACT